AGCGCTAAAACTCGTTCATTTGCATTAATGACAGCGATTAAAGGCTATCAATTTGCAGAAGCCGGTGTAAGCGGTGTAATACTGTGCGCCCGTGAGTTTATGAACTCGTTAGCTGATTCTTCTATGGAAGAAGTAAAGCAGGCTATTCGCTCGGTTGATTGGTTAGCTGATTACTACGACATCGGTCAAAACTATATCAGAACAAGAAATGGATTGGTTAGTTATGTGTTCTGCGGATTACGTCATAATCTAGACAGTATTAAATCAAAAGCGCGTATATTGCTATGCTGGGTTGATGAAGCGGAAAATGTTTCGGAAATTGCATGGCGAAAGTTAACCCCTACGGTTCGTGAGACTAACTCCGAAATATGGGTAACGTGGAACCCCGAAACAGAGGGAAGCCCAACAGATATAAGATTCAGACAAACCCCGCCAGATAATGCCATCATCGTTGAGATGAATTATAACGATAATCCATTTTTCCCTGATGTGTTAGAGCAAGAGAGATTAAACGACTTGGCCCGATTGGATTATGCGTCATATGCTTGGGTGTGGGAGGGAGCATACCTAGAGAATTCAGATAAACAAGTTTTAAGTGGTCGATATGTTGTTGAAGAATTTGATGACAACCTGCACAAACAAGCAGACCGTTTATTGTTCGGTGCTGACTTCGGCTTTGCAAATGACCCAAACACATTAATCCGCTCATTTATTTTGAACGATTGTCTGTATATCGAATATGAAGCATACGGCGTTAATATCGAACTCGACGAAATGCCAGCTTTTTATGATTCAGTGCCAGAGTCAAGAAAATGGCCGATTAAAGGTGATTGCTCAAGACCTGAAACAATCAGTCACATCAAGCGCAAGGGTTTTAATATCTCAGCAGCAAAAAAATGGCAGGGCAGTGTTGAGGACGGTATCGCATATCTGCGAGGGTTTAAAAAAATTATTATCCATCCTCGCTGTAAACATACCGCAACCGAAGCTCGGTTATATAGCTATAAAACTGATAGAATGACGGGTGAGGTACTACCGATTATTGTTGATGCAAATAATCATTGTTGGGATGCTGTTCGGTACTCATTAGACGGTTACATTAAAAACAAATTATCAATTTTGGATGTGTTATGACACAAGCAAATTATATTACTGATTCAGTAGAAAGCCTGTATACATCGCTTGGTAACAAAAACGATTCGGTGAAATATTCAAATAAGAAAATATCTGACAGGCAATTGTTAAACATGTATAGCAGTTCTTGGCTAACTGGTAAATACATCGATAAAACAGCTGAGGATATGCTCAAATTACCAAGAATTTTTAGCGGTGATTATGATGAAAACCTATTAAAACTCGTTATCGAAAAAGAAAATCGATTAAAACTAAACGAAATAAAAGAAAAATTTTTGGCGTTTAGCTCGCTACTTGGTGATGCGCTAATTGTTGCTATTACTGATGCTGATGATATGTCACAACCGTTATCAGCTATTGAGGATATTCAACGCTTTATTGTGTTGACTAAAGGTGAGTTTAATCCTGACAGCAATATTGATGATGATTTGAAATCAGCGAATTTCGGCAAACCAATTTACTACACAATTGGAAAAAATGACAAGGTTCATCATTCACGTTGTCACAGATTGAAACTTGGTAAATCAAAACTGACAGACAGAAATCAATTTGGCACATCGGACTTGCAAAACAAATACAATGCGATTCGGTTGTTTGACACAACAATTACATGCATTGGCGATATTATTCAAGATAGTAATGTTGATGTTTTATTCATTCCTGACTTGATAGCAAAAGTGGCTCAGGGTAAGGAAGATGATATTAGAAAGTTCATCAATCTAATTAATCATACTAAATCTTCAATGAATGCTATTGCGCTTGATGCGGGTAATAGTGAAGCGCAAGGTCGTTGGGAGCAAAAAACAGCAACATACGGCGGTTTGTCTGAGGTCTTAACAAAACTCATCACTGTTACCGCAGGTGCGCTAGATAGACCGATTACCGTGTTATTTGGACTATCTGCGAGCGGATTTTCGACTGGTGAAGAAGACTTAGAATCGTACCACGGTACAATCAATGCACTACAAGAAAGCAGATTGCGACCAGCGCAGGAGTTTATCGATAAGTTTATTCTAGATAAAATGATGCCAGATCACGGACTAACGTTTGAATACCCGTCGATAAAAGTAGTTAATGAAGATAAAGAAGCTGCTAGATTTGGTCAATTTGCTAGTGCTTTTTCGGCTTTAGTTACCGCTAATATTATTCCTGATAAAGTTGCTCAAACTGAGTTAATCGCGCGTAAACTCCTAATCAATACGACCGAGGAGGATTTGAAAGATGGAGATTTATTCTCTACTGAAGAATTCGCTATCGGGGCGTGATAGATTTTTACCGCCCACAACACCGAGTAAGCGTGCTGAGGTTTATTATCGCGATGCGCTAGCCGATTTTATTCGAGCGATGATAAACCGAATTACTGATGCGCTGAGTAAAAAGAACTTAGTTGATGCTGTCGCCATTAGTGATGATGATTATATTAACTCTTTAATCGAGGTGTTAGCGTCAATTGCTGGTGAGCGCATTGAGGAAAGGGCTAAATTATTGGCCACTCGATTCGCGAGTAAGGTTCACTATCAGAATAAGACACAATTTACTCGTAACTTTAAAAATGCGTTTGATGTTGACCTTTCAAGTATTGTTGAAAAAGAAATTTTGGGCGATACGTTAGCAGTAGCTATTCAGCAAAATGTCGAGCTAATAACATCAATCAAAAACGACTTTATCAATGACATTGGTTCAAATGTTTTCACAAACTACAAAAAAGGTTTTAGACACGGCGAGCTAATTAATGAAATTCGAGCCAGAGGCAATGTCTCGTACTCTCGTGCAAAACTCATTGCAAGAGACCAAACAGCTAAAATCAACGCTGATTTTGAAGAAGAGCGTAATAAAAAACTAGGCTTTGATGTCTATAAATGGAAAGGCACTGGTGACGCACGGGAGCGTGAATCGCATTTAGTTTTAAATAACATGCTATGCAAATATTCAGACCCAACCGTCTACTCAGATGACGAAGGTAAAACATGGAAAAAGCGTAAGTCAATTGGTGGGTATATCGGCAAATGTGGCGAAGATTATCAGTGCCGATGTTTAGCTATTCCTTATATTAAATTCTAATCAAAATTAACTATTTAATGCTCTTAAATGGGCAGGGTTATTTACGTCTAAAAGAGGGCTTTATGGCTTGGGAAATAACACCGCAGGGCTACTTAAAAACAACTGCAAAAATCACTAAAGGCGGGGTTTTACAGTATTACGGGCATGAAATTGGATTAACTGACAGCAGAGCAAACAAGCTTGTTGATGTTAATAGAACAATTGAAGAACTCAGTAAACCCGATACGCTTAAATCGATTGAAGGCATGCCCATCACAATCACGCACCCAGATAAGAAATCGGTTGATGCGACTGACTGGAAAAATAAAACAGTTGGTCATGTTCAAAATCCGAGAGCCGACGGTAATTACATTGTATGTGATGCATATATTCAAGATGCTTCAGCAATTGAGTTACTCAAAAACAAAGATATTCGCGAATTATCGGTTGGTTATGAGCCTGCGGATATTCAAGAAGAAAATGGAAAGTTTTATCACAAAAATATCAAGGTAAATCATGTCGCTATCGTTGCCGAAGGTCGCGCTGGCTCAGATTGTAGATTAAACGATAGTAAACCAAAAATAGGAGCAAATTTAATGCCTAAAAAAAATAAATTACTCGCATTGATCGATTCGTTTCGTAAACGTCTAAATGATGCGGAAGGGGAGTTGTCAAAAGAGGAAATCAATAAAATGATTGATGAACTCACAAAACAACTGGAAGAAGTTCAAGGTAAAGAAGATGAAGAATCAAAAGCCAAGGCTGATGAACTTCAAAAACAAATCGATGAGCTAAAAGCAAAACTTGAAGCTTTGAACGATGAAGAACCAACAGCAGGCGAAGACGATAAGGACGCCCGAATTACTGCTTTAACGGCAGAGCTTGAACAAGTTAAGAAAGAGCGTGACGAATACAAAGCGCGTGTTGAAGAACTTGAAGCGGAAAAAGACAAAGACAGCGTAATGAATGATGCTAAAGCACGATTCCCAAAAGTTAAGTTAAATGACGCTAAAAGTGGTCGTGATGTTCGCATCGGTGTGTTAGTCGATCATGGGATTTACACAAAGGACCAAGCATCAAAATTAACAGACGCAGAAATCAGAGCAGCTTATGCTGGTCTAGTAGCTACAAGCACTAAGAAAAACAAGGTTGTTTCAAGTTTGCTTAATGACAGCAAAGAAGCACCAGCAAAATCAGCAAGCAAACGATTAGGAGGCAAATAATATGGGTTACAATTTTACAAGTTGGGATTCAGATCTTGGGACAATGCAAGCAGGATCTATTTACCGCGTATCTAGCTCAGATAGCAAAGTCTGGGGTGAAGAAAATTTAACAGGTAAAGATTTGTTGTGTGGCACATTCGTGGCAGTAAATGCTGATGGTGGTATTAAAGCAATCGAATCAGCAAATGATTTAATTCACGGGATTATCGTGCGTGATATCTACGGCGACAAGCACCCAAATAACCGTCACATCAACATCGGACACTTCTCTCATGGCGATTCAGTTGTTGCGCTAGCAGTAAATGATATCGAGTTGAAGCGTGGTGAGCGTGTTTATATCGTACCAACTGGTGATGATGCAGGAAAAATTACAAACGTTGCCGAAGGTAATATTGACCTTGGTTACTGGGTCGAACGTGTCAGCAATGGCAATCACTGTGCGGCAATTACATTAGGTTATGCGCAATCGGTTAAGGTTGCAACAAGAGGAGCTAAAGCATAATGGCGTATGAAAATGTAGATTATAGTGACGTTATCACAGAACAACTGTTAGAGCGTGATAAACAGTTACAAGAAAAAGAACTACCAGAGATTAATATCGGTCAAGCTGTGCCGGTAACCGAAGGATTAGATTTTGCAACAGAAGAGTGGGAATACGGTGTAACAGAAGTTCGTGGGTCTGTAAAAAATGGCGTGATTGGCATTAAAACAACATCGCTTGAAACAATCGATAGCACCATTGAAGCGAAAAAATCACCAGTTGTACAATGGGCTAAAGGTCTTGTTTACACTCAACAAGAAATTGAGAAAGCGCAGAAACTAGGTATTAATTTACCTGCCAAGAAACAGAATGATTTGTATGCGAATGCGGTGGCCACCATTCAGTACGCGGGTTATGTTGGGCATGAACAAAAACCTGGTCAAGAAGGGCTGTTAACTGGGAAGCAGGTTGAAGTTTATAACGACACATCAGGTAAGACGTTGGAAGAAATGTCATCTGAGGAGTTCGTTAAAATGATTCTTGGTGCATATGATGAAGTTTGGTCAAGATCAAACTACACCATTCAACCAACGCATATAGCAATGGATGCCGCAGACTTTATGACTGCGATGCAGAAGTTCGACCCTAATCCTCAAATCGTCGGTACAGATTTACTTCCGATTGCGGCAATGGATAGAGTAATGGCGGCGTTACGTAAAGCATCACAAAATGAGAGCTTTAACATCAACTTCGTTAAAGTACCAGCGCAATATGCTAAGCAGATTAATAAAAATAAATCTCGATTAGCTATTTATTCTCATGATGAAGATTATCTTGAAATGAAAGTACACATGCCAGAAATCTTAGAAGTAATGAGAAAAGATTTACTCTCATATCAAAGCGGCTATCGTTCAGCATTCACAGGTGTAATGTGGAAAGAGCCTAAATCTGCGCAGTATGTAGACTATAAATCCTAATAAATAAGGGGGTATTTATGAACTTTCGTGATGAATACCCCGAATTTTCAAAAGTCGATGATAGTACAATCAAGCATTTTTTAGAAAGCAGTGCGCTTGTAGTGAATGAAAAAGTATGGGGTAAGCTATACGACCTTGGCTTGTTTGCTTACACGGCACACAGATTAGCTATCAAAGGCTTTTTAAATCGGGATTTAGACGATAACGTTATTTTTAACAATGGCGAAAACTTTAAATCGGTATCGAGCAAGTCCGCAGGCGGTTTATCAATCGGCTACACATCACAAAATACATCATCAGGCAATCCTAGCGACTACGATTTAACCTCTACTTCTTACGGTCAAGAATATCTACGCTTACGCCGTTTAATAACTCCGATTGGGGTTATCGGATGAGTGAATTAGAAATCGTAAAACGACTAAAAGAAGTTATAAAGCGAGCTGAGCAATTAAATTGTATTCAATTAGTTGTCGGCATTCCGAGTGATGAAAATTCACGAAAAGAATCGACTGGCATAACTAATGCCGAACTTGGTGTTATTCATGAATTCGGATCACCTAAAAAAGGTATTCCAGAACGTTCTTTTATGAGGTCAACAGCGTCAGAAGAAGCTGAAAACGTGGGAAGACTTGGTAAATCTCATGTTGCTGAGTTTTTAAAAGGTAAAAAATCTGCGCATGATGCTTTAGCTGAAGTCGGTGCTTATTTGCAAGGTAAAATTGTCGAAAAAATAACTGATGGCGATTTTGTAGCGAATAAAGAAGAAACAGCAAAGCGTAAGAAATCAAGCAAACCGCTGATTGATACTGGACAACTTCGGGCGTCAATAACTTACGAGGTAAGAGAAAATGAATCGTGAATTAATATCGCATTTTTTAAGCGATCCGTTTTTTGCTACTAAAGTTAATTTTGAGTCACTAGGTGACATTACCTGCATAATTCAACCAGCCAGTAATGATGATTTGCAAATATTACCCGAGGGTGATAGGTACAATCCAACGGTTAGAATATTTTCTCGTGAAAAAATCACTAATGGCGTGCTATTTCATCATCACGGTATGAGATTTAAAGTTATTTCGGAATCAATATGGAGTGATTATGGCTATTACGACTGTCTCGCGACTCGATATGACGGCTCTCAGGCGCATGATAGCGGAGGTTTTGACGTTACCTGATGAGTTAGTTTTTGATGCTAACAATATGCAAGACGTTTCAAAACTCGATAAATTTATCACAGTATTAAATGCATATCAGTCAGATGTAGGTACTGAAGTTAAATTCAATGGTACAGATGAAGAAGAGATAGCGTCAACGCTACGAGAGGTTACTATCTCAATCAATGCATACGGTAAGAATGCGTACGATATGCTGTGTAAACTCACTGAATCAATGCGATTAACAGCAGTTTGGCAAAGGTTAAGGCGTTTAGGTATGGGATATCTCAAATGCTCGCAAATTCGAAGTCTACCGACAACCATCGCAGGCGGTAAAGAACAGCGTGCACAGGTCGATCTTACATTTTCAATTAATCCGATCGTCAAGGCTCAAGTAAACCGTGGCGATACAGTTAAATTCAACATAAAAAGAGGGTAATAATGAGTTTACCAATCAGTCAAGTTGTAGATGTAACACTACAACAATCACCGCGGGGCGCACAAAAGCGTGATTTAAGCGTAGTTGCTATTTTCACTGATGAAATGTGCGACGAATTTACAAATCCAGACACTCGCTACGTCGTTGTTTCAGATGTTAACAGTGTAGCGTCTTTATTTGGCACTAATTCAGATGCGTACCGTGCTGCTTCTGCGTTATTTTCAGCACGACCAAAACCGAAAACCGCGTTAATTGCTAGATATATGAAAAACGAAGTTAAATTGTCTGCAATTAACGCAAAAATTAATGGTTCAGCATTGTCAATTAGCTATATTCAATTTAAAAATATTACAGACGGTTATTTATCATTTTATTTTGGTAATAAAAAAATCGATGTTAAAAATCTGAATTTCTCTAATGTTTCTAGTGTACGAGATGTAGCTAATATTATTAATGCGAAATTAAAGGATTTAGGCGTCAAATTTATTTATGATGCTGTAGGTAGCCGATTCATCTTATCAGCAAATACCGATGGTAAAGGTGCTAATTTTGGTTATGTATTTGACGCTCAGTTAGATGGTTCATATGTCGGTAATATGACTAATCTAATCGACGGCAGAGGCACATTGATTAATGGTGAAAATGCGATCACTTACAATAAAGAAACACCAGCGGAAGCACTGAGCAAGTTACAAAATCAATACCAAAATTGGTATGGCGTTTATTTTGCTAATACGATTACCGATGCTGAGTTAGTTGAGGCTCATGACTGGGTTGTCGCTCAGGGCGTCGAAAATGCAAAAGTCATGGCGTACACAGAAACACGACCAGCCAACATTGAATATACTGATACAAACGTGCTTAAAACGCTATCAAAACGTAATAGCGGTCGTTTAATGGTTCAGTATAACAATAAGGGTAACACTCATGCCGCGGCCGAATTAATGGGAATTGCACTAACAACAGTTTGGACGGGTGTAAATACGGCTAAAACTGTTAAATTCAAGCAAGAAGTTAGTGTCACATCAGACGATAAAATCACAATCAACGAAGCAACAAAATGCCGACGTTTGGGTATTAACTTTTATACTGATTACGCGGGTGTAAACATGTTGGCTGAAGGGGTAATGCTTGGTGGAACGTTTATTGATGAAACGACAGGCTTAGATGCTTTCATTAATGCAGTGCAGGTTCAAGCTTTCAATACATTACAAGGTCAACCTACAAAAATCCCTCAAACTGATCGCGGTCAGCAAATTTTAATCAGTTCAATCAAGGTGGTTGGTGAACAATTTATCAATAACGGATTCTTAGGGCTAGGCAAATGGACACTTGGCGACCTAGGCGAGTTATCTTACGGCGACCAAATCAATGGCTATTATTTCTATTCTGATTCGTTCGATATGCAAGATACAGCGGATAGAGAAGCTCGCAAGATGATGCCAATCAACTGTGCGCTTAAACTTGCTGGCGCAGGTCACAGTGTCGATATCATTGTTCAATTCAATCGATAAGGATTTTATATGTCTAAATCATTTTCTTTAGAAGATGCCGTTTTAACTATCGACGGCATAGAAATTACTGGCTACGAAAATGCGCAAGATGCTATCAGTATTGCACCGATCGGCGATGACGGCGATATTACTTACGGCATTAATGGTAAAGGCGTTTTTGTTCATTCGTGCAATCGTGGCGCAACTGTTACTATTAAAACGTTACAGCATTCTGAAACTAATCAGAAACTAAACCAGTTACGCAATGCTCAAATTAATAACCCGACTACAGCAACGGGCAAATTAATCACTTATAAGGATTTGCGCAACGGTGATGAGTTTTTACTTACGGGTTGCTGGTTTACAACGCCACCAACGCACGCACGCGGAACGTCACACAACGGCGTAACGTGGACATTTAAAGCAACTAAAGCAGAATTTGATATTAAAGGCGGTTTATAATGCAAAGCACAGATTTTACTATTGATGATGTAGTTTATACATTCACACAAGCAGATTTTTTCAAATCAAACAAATATCTAAAAAAATTAACGGCTCTACTTCAGGGCTGTTTTTCATTTGATGGAAATAAATCAGGTTTTGACATTGGTCAACTAGCATCAAATATCGGCTCTGAACAATTTGCTGAAATAGAAAAATTCATACTTGATTATGTCACTGCGGTAGATGAAAACGGTAAAAAAGTACTGTTTCAAAAACCACAAGAAGCGGGGGAATTCTTTAACACGCACAGAAGTCATTACTATCAAGTAATTATCGAGGGTTTGAAATTTCATTTTTTGGGTTTTTTACCAAATGGGATTGCATCCAAGCTAAGTACAGCCAGCTTGGAGACGGTGGCGGAGACAGTGATGTAGATTGGTTTGTGTGGGGCGTTATCGTAAATAGATACGCAACGCTCCACGAGCTTCGTACTATCTACTCTCTTGATGATGTTATCGATATGCATAACGTAATAGCTGAAACTAAATTAGCAGAAAAGCAACAACAGCAAAGTGAGGCGCAATAATGTTTTTAGAAGAATTTTTGATAAAAATTGGTGTTGACGCTTCCAAAGCCGGCGAGATAACGAAAGTTGTTAATAATCTACAAGCTGGCGTAAATCAGCTTGCAGATACAGCTAATAGCATACAAGAAGATGCAAACAAAGCAATTCGAGAGACAAAAAAATCAACGGCGGAAGCGGGTAAAGCGGCAAATAAAACAAAGTCGAAATTATTTTCATTAAAGCTGGTTTTAGTTGCTTTAGCGGCTACTGCTGTATTGTACGGGAAAAAATTAATCGGCGCTTTTAATAACGCAATCGATAAAGCAAAAGAGCTGGCTACAAAAAAAAGCGCACTGTTCAAAATCTCACAAAAGGAGCTTAAACAAGCCGAGCTTTATAAGCGAGAAATGAGCAAGACTGGGCTAGCACTCGATAGCATAAAAACTAAGATTGCACTAAATCTTGCGCCTGCTTTGACTAATTTAATTGCTGGGTTTAGAAACTGGTTAACAGTTAATAAGGAATTGATTGCTGACGGCATTACTAAAGTCATTAAAGCGGTCGGCATGATAATTCAGGTTGTTGTTAATTTTATTAAATTCACTGACAAAATCATATCAGGAACAATTGGTTGGAAAAACGCACTAATTGCGCTAGGTATCGCTTGGGCAGTGCTCAATCGGGCTTTTTTATTTAGCCCTCTCGGTATAATTCTTGGGCTACTGACTGCTTTAATGTTGCTGATTGATGACCTCATGGTCTACATGAACGGTGGTAAAAGCCTATTTGGCGAGTATTGGCAACCATTTATAGACGGAGCAAAAGCCGCTTGGGAATTTGCAAAAACATTTTGGGAATTTCTCAAAGCACTGTGGACTGGCGATACTAAAAAAATAAAATCGTTATCTAAGAGTTTGTTTGATTCAATAGTAAGTGGTTTTAAATCGCTAATAGCTGGTATCAAGTCGTTACTGTCAAAAGCATTCAAGAACATACTAATGTTTTTCGGTATGTCTGAAAGCGAGGCGAGTAAAACTGTAGATAGAATCGGTAAGATTTTTAACTTTATTATTGATGCGCTAACACTGCCGTACCGCATATCCTATAAAACAATCTGCCAAATAATGGATTGGCTGGGCGTTGATGCTGGCGATGTAGTTAATGCTATTGGAGAAACGTTTAAAGCTATTTTTGAGTTTTGGACTGCTCCGTTCAAAGCAGCTTTGAAATTTATCAATGATTTGTTTGACATCTGGGAAGATGACACTACCACGACGATCGATAAAATTGGCAAAACACTTTTGGCTATTTTCGATTTTGTTATATCCCCGTTTGAAGCCGCTTGGAATTTAGTAAAAGGTTTATTTAAAGCGTGGGTAGGCGATGTTGGAGATACAACCAAAAAATTTGCTGAAACGTTTTTAAAAGTGCATGAGTCAATTACTGCGCCCTTTAAAAAAGCAATGGATTGGATAAAAGATAAATTTTATGGATTTATTGATTCAGTTAAAAGTAAAGTCAAAGGAGCTTTATCGTGGATCGGGTTAGGTGGTGACGATGATGGCGAGGTAGAAGTTACAGCTAAGCGATTAACTAATACAAACATTTACACAAAACTAAGCACAGATGGAGCTAAAGCAGGAAGTCTTATGCCGGCAAACAAAAACGTCAATAATAACAATGCTGTAACTATCAACAATACGATGAACGTTACAACACCACAAGAGGGTTTTGATAATGTTTATAACATTGTCGATAACACAGCAAGACGTATAAACGATAATACACAAACAGCACTAGGATCTAACTAATGTTTCAATCTATATTAAATAAATCATCAAAAGATAGCGGTTTGATAATTACCGAGAACACGGTATTTAGTCTTGATATTAATACTATTGAACAGCATGCGTCAAAGTTAAGAGTAACGGAAAACCCGATCGAAAACGGGGCTAATATTGCTGACCATGCGGTATTAGACCCTAAAGAAGTGACAGTGTACGGGTTAGTGGTCGGATACGAAACTAATGCATTTTCATTTGATAATTTATTAGGTTTTAATTTTTCAGATTATCCACTACCAATGCCGATTAAAACCATAACGGCACAGGCTGAAAATATGATAAATCGCTTTGCATCACACTTTAGAACTGGTGCGAAAGCTGTTAATCAAGTTGTAGCTGATTTTTTACCCGATTATCAGTCTCCGCTGTTGAATAGTTTATCATCTGACCGTATTGCTGATGCTCATGAAAAATTGTTAGCTGTACAGCGAAGCGGTGAGCCTGTAACGCTACAAACAAATACACGGCAGTATAAAAACATGATACTTACATCCGTTGGGCTTACTCAAAAACAAAATACCAGTGGTGAATTTGTATTAACGTTTCGTGAAATTTTCATAGTTGAAACGCAAATTGCTAGTGGACTGAGTGTACCAAAACCGAAAACAAGGAACCTTGGTAAAACTCAACCGCAAAAAGCTGAAAAACAAGAGTCGGTTCTTAGCAAGCTGTGAGGTTTAAATGTACATTATACAAACAACAACAGATGACGTGTTAGAGCAATCATTTTCATTATACGATATGAACTTGCGATTAACATTAAGATATAATGCAATATCAACAGGGTATCAATTTGATTTATTTGATATTGATAAAGATGAATATATCACGAAAAACAAAGGGCTGTCTGTCGGTAGCCCGTCATTAATTGAGTTTAATTTGCCGTTTGTCATGGTGTTAGATGATAAATCTGGTTTGGGTATTAACGCTATATCTAAAGATGATCTTAATAATCGTATGCAATTATTAATAATGACAAAGGAAGAATATCGTGAGGCAATTCGGGCGAGTTCTAGAACTTAAAATTGGTAACCGTAAAGAAAGTATTGTTATCAATAATTTACGTGTCGCTTTTTCGATTAAAAAAACGTTAACTTCTGAACCGAACACTGGAGAAATATCGGTTTATAATCTTAATGATTCAAACCGCAACCTTATTACTAGCAAACAATATCATTTTTTAGAGTTATCAGTCTGCTATAAAGAAGATGTTTTACGGTTGATATTTTGTGGTGATATTTTGACGGTAGAAAACAAGATAACAGGTCAGGACATCATCACAACAATGCGTTGCGGTGATGGACACAGAGCTTATACCGAGAAAACAATCATTAAAACAATGCAAAAAGGGCAAAAAGATAGCGACTTTTTAAACGAAGCAGTAAGTAGCTTTGGTGTTCAAAAAGGCGCTATTAATTTGCCAAATGATAGGGCTTTGCCTCGCGGTAAAGTGCTCATGTGCGACACACGCGAAGCAATGCATAAAATCGCTATTAACAATAACGCTGATTGGTCTATACAAGATGATCAGCTAGTTGTTATCCCCAAAAATAAAGCCCTTGCTAATAACGAGGGTTGGGTCATTTCTAGAAACACAGGAATGATAGGAAGCCCTAAAAAAAGCAACGACGGGCTAGAAATTACAACGCTATGCAATCCTCATTATAGAATCGGTTCGCTTGTTCGTGTTGAATCAAAACTCACCGAGTATAACGGCGATTATAAAGTAAAATCGATTGAGCATAACGGCGACTTATATGGCACTAACTGGCACAGCAAACTAGTTTGCACAGGCGGAAAGTTTGAAAAAGTATGATTAATTTGTTATTTTGTTTTTCCTTTATCTGATGAAAGGAAATAATACATGAAAAAGATAATTGCTATTTCTCTGTTAACGTTGATCGGTTTTAATGCATCGGCAAATGATAATGCAAAAAGGCTTATTGAGCTATTAATTAAAGACGATATCTCCGTGTTTAGAAGTGGTGGTAAATCTAATATTAGTGACAAAATTCCTGTAGTCACTGCATCACAATTAATTAGTGAATACAGTAACAATCAGTATAAATATGAAAAAGCATATGATAAGCAACTAGTGAACATTAAAACAGTTGCTTCGGGCGTAAAAACTGATTTATCAGGCGATCCTTATATTGTAGCTAATGGTAAAAATCAATTTGAATATGTGTCTCTTGAACTAAAAAACAAAGACGATGCGATGAATATCAATAAAGGTAATAAAATTGATATGATCTGCGTTGGCACAAAAAATAATGTTATGTTTCCAACATTAAAAAATTGTGTAACTACTGATAGTTATTTTAATCAGTTTGTTAAAACAACGATAGAAGATATTAATAAATTAGAAGTAAACGACAAACCTTCAAATAAGTTCGAAGCTATTTATTTAGGTTTGTGGAAGTTTGATACTCAAAAGCCTAACGTACTGGACAAATACAAAACAGTTAATGAACTACTAAAAAATAAAGCGGATTTTGATGAGATAACAAAGTTTATAAAAGAAGGCTTTACAAAAGAAAACCAAGAAATATCAATGCCAAAACCATAAAAAGCCCGAAAGGGCTTTATTCAACCCTTGATCTTAACGCACTCTATTTTGTGCCGCCAATTCATTAATAGCAGCTTCTGCCAAAAAATTACTCCGATCCTTATAAAAGGAATTCGGTGCTTTAACTGCGTTATCTATTCTATCGATAAGAATATCGGGCAATGTGATATTAATTCTTTTTTGTTTACCAACAAATGATGACAAATCAACATCAATAATTACCCACGTATCGCAATGAGCATACTCATCGTTATTTTTATACGAAACATGATCGTTGTGAATATCTTTGACATCATAATCGCCTGATTCAATCATATCTTGAACAGTTAACAAAATAGCTTCTGTTGCCATTGCTGGGATATCGCTTTCTTTGTCGGCAGCAGAATAACAACTATATTTTTCATTACATAAAGCAGGCACGACAATGCCGTAAGCCGTATCGCTATCTTTCGGTGTTTCAATGCCAAGAGTAAAAAACATAATCCCTCCAAAGGTGGCGGGCTATAAAAGCCCCGCCGATTTTTTGATTGATCTTACTGTGCCAATCGGTAAATCCGATTTTGGGTGAGGAACTGGAAACGTTTTATTAGTTATTGGTGAGTAAAACATATGATGACTACCTCTAACTCGTTTCAGAATACACCCTGCATTGGTAAGTTCCTTTATCAGGTCAGTTGATTTCATGTTTACCTCCTAACCTGAAAACTATTATACACACATATACACATAAATCAATAGGTTTTTATTAGGTAATTTATGACAGATTCACTATTTGAAGCGGTTGAAAATCAAATAAAGCGTGCTCAATCGAATATATACACTGCGCTACCAGCCAAGGTTATTTCATTTGACGGTCATACGGTTAGCTGCCAAGTAATGGTTAACCGAGTAATGACAAACGGGCAAGAAATAACGATCCCACCGTTGGTAGATGTCCCTGCCCAATTTCCGCACGCAGGCGGATTTTGCATTACTGTGCCGATAAAAACTGGTGATGAGGGGTTGGTGGTCTTTTCTAGTCGTTGCATAGATGGCTGGTTCGCATCAGGTAACGCATCAAAACCGTTAGATAACCGAATTAATGATCTGAGCGATGGCTTTTTTATAGTTGGTTGCAATAGCGTGCCTAATAAGATTCCTGATTTTTATCACGACGGCGTATCAATGCAAACCGACGACGGCTCAACGCATATAAGACTAACAAACGGAACAATCTATATAAAAGGCAATATCGAGCATGAGGGCAATACTGAGCAAATTGGTAGCTACAATCAAACGAACGGAAATACAACAAGCACAGGAGTTATCACTGCCGAAGATGTTAAGACGAATAAAGGTATTGATTTAAATACGCACACTCACACAGATGTAAAAAGTGGTAATGAAAAAACAGGAGCACCGACATGATTGTAAGACAGCTTGATGATAATCACGATTGGACGTTTGGACATGGTTTAGGTAACTATTTAGATAGTTCCGAGGCGATAGCGCAATGTGTGAAAACAAAGTTATTAGCATTAAAAAGAGATTGGTTTTTAAATCGCGATGACGGAATAGCATGGTTTGATTATCTAACTAAAAACCCAAACACAAAACAGTTAGAAATTGATGTAAAAGCGGAAATTTTCAAGGTGGATGGTGTGATCAATATCGATAGTTTCGATATTTTGTTAGATAGCGATACTCGACAATTTTTAATACAAATTAGTTATACAGATAAATTTAATAATCATAACGAGGCATCATTCAATGTTACAGATAACAGATAAAGGCGTCGAAATTGATGACTTATACACTATTCAAAATCGATTAGTTAGCGCGTTCAAATCGATTTATGGTGAAAATGTCAACCTTGATAGCGATACGCCAGACGGACAATTATTGGGTTTATTCTCGCAAGAGCTTGCAAACATTCATCAAGCCGTTTCGTTTATCGTTCAAATGTTGGACCCATACCAAGCAACTGGGCATTGGTTGGAACAGCGAGCGATGTACGCAGGGATAACTCGAATTACAGCATCTTATTCTTATATTGATGAAGTTATTATCACAGGCTTACCAAAAACGACAATACCAAACAATTCAATCTATATTGATAAAAATAAAAACAAATGGGTAACAACAGAACCAATAACATTAAATGATCTGGGTAGCGCACGCGTTAAATTCAGATCGTTAGAACTCGGTAATTACACTGTTAACGCACTTGATGAGTTCACACCAAGCACGATTATTATCGGCGTTGATAAAGTTACAGCAAATACGAAAAGCTATGGCGGAGTTGATGAAGAAACAGATGCGCAATTATTAAAGCGTTTCATGCTATCCCATTCAATTAATAACTATGATGATCGTCAAGGTATTCAATCCGCCCTAATGAATATAACAGGCGTGACTAAATGTGTTGTATATGAAAATTACACGAATAAAACAGATGAAAAAGGTGTGCCTGCTCACTCATTTAATGCCGTTATTTTGGGTGGCGCAGATGAAAAAATAGCGGAAGTGATCACCAAGAAGAAAATTGGCGGATGTGGTCTATTTGGGGAAATTGAAACGTATTATCTGTTAGATGATATACCTCGCAGAGTTTACTTTGACAGACCTAAAAAAATTGATGTTAACGTCTCAATGGTGATTGGTCGTTATAAGTCATTTAACGATATCAATACTGAGCAAATCAAAACTAATTTAAAGAGTTTGGAATTTGAAATTGGTGAAAATGTTTATGCATCACGCATTATTTCGAGCATTAATTTAGTTGATGGCTTTTATATTAAAGAGTTAACAGTTAATGGCTCAAATATCGCAAATATCGGTTATCGAGAATATGCACAGATAAATAATGTCGAGGTGCTGATAGATGAATAGGGAAAACTTCATTATTTGGCAATATCGGACAAAGCCAAAAGCTTTAGGCACGATTAGAGCTATTTACACAGAAACAGATAACACGTTTAAAAATGTTGTTCAAGTAGCAGATATTCTCAACATTGACGACGCGACTGGCTACGCTCTTGACTTGGTCGGTAAACATGTCGGTGTATCAAGAGTTTTACCCACAGCGATAGCAAAAGAATATTTCGGATGGTTAAAGGATAAAACAGCGTTATCGTTCGGTATCGGTGAATTTTATCGACACGGTGACGCATTACACGCATCAGTTGTTTTAAATGATAGCGACTATCGTTTTTTTATCAAAGCTCGCATAACTAAAAACTATCAGAATGGCGAAATATCAAACATTGTTAAATCAATTAAATTCATGATAGGCGAGCGCGGAAACATCATTGATGCGCAAGATATGACGATGAACGTGCTAGTAAATAGCGATCAGCTTAATTCATTAACGCTATATGCAATTAGCAAATTGGATATTTTGGTACGCCCGATAGGCGTTATGTATCGCTATCTCGTTTTGGTCAATAACAAACCGTTTGGCTTTGTGCATGACAAAAATTCATACGGGTTTAATTCGGGTAAATTTGTACGACTTCAAGAAATAGGAATCAATTCATGAAAATTCAAGAAAAACCAGATTATTTAATTTTTGCGGATTCAGCAAAAAAAGGGGAAGTCAGTGATTTTCCAGATGTGAGTAGGGGGTGGGGGATAACTATTGAGCAAACAGGCTCAAAACCTCCTATGGAGTGGATGAACGGCGCATTTAATCGTGTTGATAAAAATATGCTGTATTTATTACAGCAAGGCGTACCTGAGTGGAACGAAAGCGTCAAATATCCAGCTAATGCAATCATTAAATATAACGGTGTTTTGTACACTGCAATAGTTGAAAATGATAACGTCAACCCAGCTTCAGACGCTACAAAATGGAAAAAAACGCAAGTAGAAGTTTCTAAAGCAAGTACAACACAAAGCGGTATCGTAAAGCTTAGCTCATCAACCAACAGCACATCAGAAACAGAAGCGGCAACACCGTTGGCTGTGAAAAAAGTGAATGATAATGCTATTTCAGCAAACGACAAAGCAAATATAGCAAACGCAAATGCTATTTCAGCTAACAGTAATGCTAATAATGCACATAAAAACATTGAAGTTTTGGGCGGCAGAATATCAAATATTGAACATAAATTTGTGCCAACAACAACAGAGTCACGAGTGTACTCAAACGATAAAAAAACGTATTTATTAGTGCGCGACGATGGTATTGTCGCCATGTATAATACAGAAAAAAATAAAATGGTATGGGGATTTGATGCAAACGGAGAGCTTGGAATTGGTACTATTCATTCGAGTCATATTTTGGGTTTGTCTGATCACGTAACAAACATGTTTACTCAATCTTTTGGCCAGCACGGATACACAAAGCTACCTAATGGGTTAATAATTCAATGGGGTATAGCGAACAGTCTAGGAGATGACGGGAAAAATGGTACATTACAGTCGTTTTTTATTGCATTTCCGAATGCTTGTTTTTCAGTTGTTACAAGCGATGTCGGAAATGGTGTTAACTCAACAGCAGCCACACCATTTTCAAACTCACAATTTAGATGCTGGGGTAAATCACCATCACTTCAAGCGCCGTACTCAAATACATCAATGTTGTACATTGCAATAGGATTTTAAACATGAAACATTTTTACAGCCATACAACAAAATCATTTTATATAGATGAAATTAACAACGAAATACCCGCTGATGCTGTAGAAATCACAGCTAAACAGCATGATGAATTGCACAATGCAATAAACGCAGGCTGCATTATATTTGACGACTTAACGTATTCTGAGCCGCCTCCTTCATCATTTCATCGATGGAGCGGAAAAAAATGGGTATTAGATGAAGATGCAAAAAATGAACATCTCATTAAAAATAATCAAGCATTAAAAAATTCATTGATCAACGAAGCTAATAAAAAAATAGCTATTTTGCAAGATATTATCGATTTAGATATGCAAGAAACTGATGAAGAAGCGCAGCTAAAACAATGGAAAAAATATCGCATTTTAGTTACTCGTGTTGATGCGTCTGATGTTAATGCTGTGTTTCCTGTAAAACCTGAATAATCAAAACACACTATCAATCTTCAACCTACAATACTCAACAGCGTCATGTAGCATCACAAAATCGGCGATATCGTATAGCGTTTTTGCTGTTTGATAGAATACATAATTGTGATCGTCGTCGCTGTTGATAATGTAGCATTCGCCCGTAATTTCATTTTCGTAATCTTCGGGTGCTTGACGTATGTAAATTGGTAGTGTGTAGTTTATTGTTATCAT